AGCCTGAAGGATGCGACCCAGATGATTGCCAAGCACCTGGAGAAGCAGAACCTCATCCTGGTGAAGCTGCTGTCTGCAGTGTCCAACATGAAGGGCTGTGACTGCAAGGCGGCCGCCCCGGCCTCTTAAAAAAATATACCGCCCTTGTACTATGATGGTCCCGGCTGATGTTCACACACTCGACCGGGACCAACCAGCAGAACATGCGCACGAAATTCGCATGGAAGTCATGCGTTCTGAGGTGTCAAGTCTCATCCCAGAACGTCTCGAACATTTCATCGGTCAACTCGAGGAAAAGATGGGTCTCACCTGTAAAGGTGACCGGTTTGCACCGCTCACCAATGGATTTAGACAATTCTTCCGGGATGACGAGCTGGACCCGAACGGTATGCCCCAGAACGTGGATCTGGAGCGGATTCAGGAACAGAAGCGTCGCCTGGTGAACCTCTTCTCCGAGCTGTATCACCGTTCGAGTGAGTTGGGAATCAAGGATAAATCTTCCGAGGATGTCAACGGTGATGAGTTTCGCATCGCGCACCGCCTGATGCGACTCATTGAGACTGCCGACGACGCCTACGAAATCATTTTCCGGTACGTCCGGTCATTTGAAAGAATCAACAGCCCGACAGTCGCTCCGATGGCTGGTGATATGGATTCTTCGCTTTTCCGCTGCAAGACGATGGATTCCGTAGATGAGGAGGATGACGCCAGCCCGTACCAACGGCTGCTTCTGTACCTCCTGAACAAGACGTATACCCAAAAGATGAAGCGGTACAAGGGACAGTGTTGCAAACAGATTGAGACGCCTGATGGACACTTGACCCGTGCCTGGAAGCCAGTCATGGAGATTAAGGAGTTTGTGTATTTCTACACACAAAAGGAGGACAAGTATGATATGTGGCGTAACCTGACGAGTAAGGGTGGTATTGTCCGGGACACAGTGACTCACCTGTCGATGTGTCGCGACATTCAGTTTCCTGAAATTCAGAAGAACAGAACTGTGTGGTCATTCACGAATGGAATCTACGTTGGTAAGGAGTGGTGCGAGGATGGATACACATCCAAGTTTTACCCGTACGGTTCGACAGACATTGCAAACCTAGATCCGACTGTTGTGAGCTGCAAATTTTTCGACCAGGAGTTTCCAGAGGAGAATATGAATATAGCAGCTTGGCAGGATATCAATACACCTGTGATTCAGTCGGTCATGGAGTATCAGCGTTTCTCGAAGGAGGTTATGGAATGGATGTATGTATTCATCGGTCGTTTGTGTTTCGACACGAACGATATGGATGCTTGGCAGGTGATTCCCTTTCTCAAGGGTATCGCCGGGTCTGGCAAGTCGACAATCATTACCAAGGTGTGTAAGCGATTCTACGACTCTGAGGATGTTCGGACGCTCTCGAATAACATCGAGAAGAAGTTTGGTCTCTGGTCGATTCATGACGGGTTCATGTTCATCAGTCCAGAGGTCAAGGGTGACTTGGCGCTCGAACAGGCTGAGTTTCAGTCGATGGTTTCAGGTGAGGATGTGTCCATTGCACGCAAGAATGAAAAGGCGCTTTCGATGACGTGGAACGTGCCTGGTATCCTTGGCGGTAACGAGGTGCCAAGCTACCGCGACAACTCCGGTTCCGTGCTTCGTCGTCTCGTGACGTGGAACTTTGCACGCCAGGTATCTGAGCCCGATCCACAGCTCGATGGAAAGCTCGAGGCGGAGATTCCGACGATTCTGTGCAAGTGTATTCGTGCGTACCTGGATTACTCGCGCAAGTATTCAAAGAAGGACATCTGGGGTGTTTTGCCACCGTACTTCAAGTCTGTCCAGGCACAGGTGGCTACGGTGACCAACCCGCTGCAGCACTTTTTGGCAAGCGACAAAGTGGTGTACGGACCAGACAAGTGTATCCCGCAGAAGCTGTTTGTCCAGATTTTCAACCAGCATTGTCAAGAGAATGTGCTCGGACGGTGCAAGTTCAACGAAGACATTTACGCGGGTCCGTTTTCGTCTCGAGAAATTGATGTTCGGAGCGGGTCAATGACCTACCGAGGCAAGGCGTATGCAAACCAACGTTTCATCCACGGTATCGATACGATTGAAGAGAACTGTCTGGGTGCTGACCTAGACGTCTAGGACTTTTCCCGTCTGCGACGGGAAAACGCTCCACCAAAGGAGGCGGACAACGGGCACTCCGTGCCCCTTGGACTGAAGGTCTAAGGACCAAGAACTACAAAACTGTAATGGAAACTATGACTGCTCTGTTTGCCGCATGGGAAAATACGATTGAAGAGTACAAGAACCAGCCGAATGTCGAGATTGAGATTCGGCTGGGCAAGGTGAATCGTGGCAAGTTTGATACAAATGTCGGTCAGGCTACGTTTGAACGGGCACTTCGCCGGCTTAGGAAATACGAGGGGTGGGAGTCGACAAACGAGAGTCAATCGACTGTGTACATGGATACAGCGGCTGGAAAGCGTGTCGTCATGAATGACATTACTGACGAGATGGAGTCGTGTGTCATCAAGAAACGGATCCTCGTGAATGACCAGGTACTTGATGGGTTTCCGGTGGATGTACGTCTGGGTATTTCCTCAGAGGTGCCATACGACCGTGATGATGACACGGAAGAGAACTTTACACGAGTCAAGAAGCGTAAGCGGTACTCGTTCGTACGCAAGGGTCTTTCGATTGACCTGTCCGAGGTGAGCGGTGACGCAGACGATAAGGATTCCGAGGATGTGACCGAGTACCAGATTGAGCTCGAGATTCTTAACCCGCCAGTGAATGCAGCAGAGCGACACCAGGTGTTTAACATCGTGTACAAGATTTCGGACATTTGCAAGATTCTCTAGTCTTTGAGCAGGACCCGCATTTCCGTGTAAAATGAAGCATTCGATGTTGTTACATGCGTACCGTGTAGTGTCATCGTCTCTATAGTGTGCGCGCGTTCGTATTGATTGAAAATTGAAAACCATTCATCCATAGCATCGAGTTCGATCGGTCTATGAATGACGTGACACCCTGGAAGTCGAAATATATGCAATGACTTTGATGTCGTATTGTATACAATTCCGTCATGCGAATACAAATGCAGTTTCACGTTAATCTTTTTTGGGGTAATGTTAAAATAAAGACGGGTATCTATAGTCGGGTCGGACATTAGAATAATTTTACGTATGATTTCACAAGGAAGGTTTCTCCATATCATCGTACGTTGTTCTTCTTGAATCGCATCGCTTTATGCACCACGGGCTTGTACGGCACCTTTTCACGTCGAGTATTCTTGGGTGTGTACTGGCCGAACATCTTCGTAAAGTAAAAGTCCGTCTCGTTGAGCAGGTAGTCAATCTCCTCCGCCTCGAAGCCACTCTCTTTCAAACAGGAAAACATCCGTTCATTCTTTTTCAATTCTTTCATCGCATTTCGCGTGAAAAAGGCGTGAAACTCAGGAGGCCACTGAGTCAACATTTCTTTGAGATTTTGCATCACCTCTTCAACCGACTGCTCAAAAGCTTCCGAACACCGAGTCTCCCACGCATCCATGTTCCACTGATCCTCCACTTTGTGAAACCCCTTGAAGTAGATTGGCCGCCGGCACATGGGACACCCAGTGCCAGTGCCTTTGAGATACCAGCTCTTTATACACACCGAGCAAAACTCGTGACCGCAACACAACTTGCGGCACGGGCCAGTCTCGTAGCATACCGAGCACTCCATTTTTTTCGAATGGATGTTAAGTCTCGGTTCAGGTTTTGACAGGCACAGGACGTATTTTCTTGTACCACGCCATGGAACACATCGTGTTTCCATCGGGTGCGTCGACTATTGTTGACGTGTCGTCGTCCGCAAGCCGCCATTTGCCCTTGTGTTTGACGTACACTGCGTAGTGTCCACCATGGAACATTCCCCAGTGGGCGACGACTACAAAGAGTTTCATATCATGATACGTATCCGGGACGAGCTCCACAGGACACTTTTGTGTGAAAATGACAGACAAACAGTCGCCAGTCTCTCTTATGACTGTCTGCATCGCCGCCGCGTTGTATTTTTTGCCAGCGTCGTCGACGTAGTCACTCAGAATGTGATACTTGTCGTACTTTTGAAGATGTTCCGGCGAATCGACAAAGAGCGAACAAAAGTCGTTCGTCCGTGACGATGTTCCTCCGGGGTACACGACAATCTGTTCCTCCTTGCCGTAAAAAATGGGTTTCATATAGTCGAGCCCGAGAGACTTTTCGAGTGCGTCTAGGAGTGCTAAAACAGCCTCGTGGGCGTCGTGCTGCTGCAACGGCGTAAAGTCCGTAAACTTGGCCCGGAACGTATCGACGAGTTCACGCGGATCGAGTGGGTCTTTCTTTTTTTGATTCCACATCTTGCGAACCAGATGGGAATAAGCACGAGTCACTTCGCAAGGTCCATCATAGGGACCTTCGCGGAGAAACCGATTTGTGAGTGCAGGAACATGTGCTAGGCACTGTACAGCTGAATTGAAATAGCATGTGTTTCCGACGTTGAGCAATCCTCTTGACATTGTCTACTAAAGCTTCCAGACTTTTATGTAACAAAGATGCTGTCTATTCGTCCGGTTGTCGTGTGCACTGCTAAGCCATCGCCCTCACGCAAGAAGGGGCAGATTCGCTATAAACTGAAACAGGCGATTAATCACGCCCAGAGTCTGTGTCATAATTTTGAGGATACGAATGAGTGCCGCGTCGCGTGGGACGAGGTGAATGAGCTGACGCGTGCGCTCCATGATCAGACTCCGCCGCCTTCCGAGAATGAGCGTTCTGAGCTTTCAAAGCGTGAGTATGACGTTTAGTACGGAGCCGGATCCATCATAGGAGGAACCTCCTGCTGGCTGATACCGTCTGGATTGTCATACCCCGATCGCTTGCTTGGGAAATAACGCATGGCGAGCGTCGCCAGCAAGATAAAGACGATGGCGTGTAGAATCAGACCACCGATCTTGGCGGTACCCTCATAGGTCGCGACCCAGCTGCCGAACACCTTACGGGTCGCCTGGTAGGTCGCGGGGCTGGCGACCAGGGCATAAAGGACGGCGGGGACAATGTAAAACTTAGCAGCGTCTGACATTTCTTAATTACAAAGAATAAAATTCATCGAGCTTAATGTCCTCGCGAAGGTTGACGATCGTCCGATCATACGTCCGACGGTTGTTCGGATGTGTCTTGTCTGGACGCTCCTTAACAGGTGTCCACCCCAACTCCTTGTAGTCGCACTCGAGTATAGTCCCCGGGGCATATGGCCGCGTCTTCGTGTTCAACTCCGCCTCTTTACGCAGCTGACCACGTTCTTGTATACAAAGATCCTTGCCGTTCATAACCAGAAAGTCAATAGTAATCAAATGTCTCGGCTTCCATTTGAAAAGCGTCTCATGTGTCCCGATACGAACGGGTTCCTCAACCGGTGTAAAAATGATACCATCCGTCTTTTCACCGAGTTGAATCTTACTCACCTCGCTCAGAGGCAACATCTCCTTCACCTTCACCTGCAACCGTGGTTGTTTCAGGATAGACTTGACCACCATCTTGGCCTGTGTCAGACGTTCCGTCAACGTCTTTTTACGAAGATCCTCGCCCTTGACACGAACAGCATCGTACACGTAAAAAACACCATCCATCAATTCCCCATCCAGTACAGTGTCACGCGGAACTGTCAGAGTCGTATACGTGACGTGGAACGCCCGGTCCACGAGTGCACAAATCTTCTTCTTGTCCGACGCCTCAAAACACGCAAGCATGTGACGCACGCCATCCGTCTTTTCACATACGACGTACGGTTGAGACTTGAGTACCCTAAAGTGCTTTCTCTCTATAGAAATGGGCTGAGGCCCGGGAAACCACGATGGATCGCTAGATTCCCACACCTGATGAATATACCCCTTGATTTCATCTTCGTACATGTTTATAACTAGAGTCTGATCTTTAGTCCTCGCTCCGCGAGTTTTCTGTTCGCCTGTGTGTCTCTTCGTGACTTGGACTTAAGGATTCATCACGACACCCGGCATTTCTAGAATGTTCCCTAAGCACTTGTGTGTAAAGTGGCGAATGACAGTCGCAGATGGTAGAGCTACCACACGTAGGTTGTTTGATTTCAGTTGAGCAAACATGTTCTCATAGGAGTCACATGACAGGTTTTTTTGGACGCTCTTGAGCTTCTTGTCGACAGGCTTCGCGTCCATCACCCATACGCGCGCTGACGTCTTGACAACATCGTACAAATCCGTACCCACCACCTTTTTCGCCACATCGGTATCGAATGTAAGAGCGCGTTGATGAATCGGCTCCGTCGACCCTGCCACTGTCTTTTTGCGGAACATGTCCCAGTCTACACCCTCGACGACAGACGGAAATACGACGACCCGGATATCCTTCTCCATCGTGTTGAAAACCCGTGGAATCGAATCCTGGTCCAGGTTGGTTCCGTAATCAAACCATACGATGCGCTCACCAGTCTTCACCAGTTTGGGAAGAGCGTCGAGACCCTCCACGAACACATAATCGATGTGAACTTGGCGCTGCGATCCGTACATACCCAGCGTCATGAGCGAATGAAGCGTCGTCACGGCGATTGATTTATTTCGAGTAACGCATACAACGTACATGCTCAAGAGTCGGTCTGACTCTTTAGTCGATCCTCAAGTTTGCCATGGAATCGTAGGTTTCCGACGTGTCCCAACGTCGTCGTGACGTCTGCGAAAATCTTACCACCCATCTGCTGCCAACGACGACAAAATGCATAATCCTCCGACAGGTACCGACGATTCTGAGGGTCGATCATACAATCAAACACGGCACAGTAATCCTCGAAATCGCGATTCTGGTGGTCATTCTTGCAGTTGAGTTCCGGGTAGTGCGCATACATGCGTTCAATGACGTCACGCTTAATCATCAGAAAACCTGTTGGGCCGTCGAGCACCTCGACGAATCCGTTTGTGATTTGGGAATTCTGGTACTTGAAGTTCATGACGAGTGCCGCAGACGCCTTGTTGAGGTCCTTTCCGGCTGCGATAGCCTGTGCAGCCTGGTCCCACATAATCACCTTTTTGGGATACACGGCGCATGACACATCATGACCAGACGCCAAGAGACGCATGACGGATTCAGCCTCGAATTGAACGTCAGCATCGATGAACAAAAAGTGCGTTGCATTCGACTTTTGCATGAACCGCGCGACTGAAATGTTCCGAGCACGGTGAACCAGGGACTCGTTCTCGGTCGTGTCGAGCATGAGCTGAACACCATACTGCGCACAGATTCGCTGAAGTTTCAGGATGGATTCAGCGTACGCCTGCAGACACAAGCCGCCATAACACGGTGTCGATAGGAAAATACACGGCGACTGCGACATTGTATATCATATGAGTGTCTCCTTTAAAACCCGGTCTACGTGAATTAAGTCAAGTACACGTTTATTTAAGAATGGTCGTACGATGTGCAATGTCATAGTAACAACCCACGACGGATTTATGATTTGAATTTCTTGGAGATGGGTTGAATATTTTTGGGTGATGAGTCGTGCAATTCCGATTGCGACATCCACCTCGAACATATGTTTCACTGAAAAACCATCAGCGTCGAATATCCATTTCCATGACCCTTTATGAGCACCCACGACACCATCGTAATGTTCTATGATACCATCTTTGTCCCAGTATTTTGTCGCTTCGGCTGGTTTTGTGTAAAAAACACCGGGACTCACCTGTTTGAGTGAATGACTCGTAGGGTCTCGTGCACACACTGGACATTCATACATTTTTATGTACAATACTACTATATGGCAGAAATTGTTAAACTGACAACACAGGCGAGTATCATCGTCCAGGCTTTGTCGTCTGTCTTCGGTATCAAAGGTATACTTACACCGGTACCAGCTTCTAAACAGGTTCTAGTAAACGTCCTGAAGCTTGAGATGCTCGTAACATTCATTCAACTTTCATGGTACGTCAATTTGTACAAGTCGTTTAATCTTGCGACCATGTCCACAAGACGCTACTCCGACTGGTTCATAACGACACCTCTTATGATTCTCAGCATGGCTGTCTACTACATATACGAAAGTGGCAAGACATTCACGTTTGAAAAGTACAAGAAACCTCTTGTTCAAATGTTTATTGCAAACTTCATCATGTTACTCGCAGGGTTCTTGGCGGAGAAGGGTCTGATGGATCGCACCGTTGCACTCGGTATCGGATTTGCTGCGTTTGGATTTGTATTCAAGAAGTTGTACTACGAGTTCAGAACAGAAGAGTCTGATGAAATATACAAATTACTGACAAGTGTGTGGGCTTTGTACGGATTAGCTTTTATGTTACCTGATGTTCAGAAGAATATAATGTACAACGGTCTCGATTTGATATCGAAGAACTTCTTCGCCTTTTTCTTGTACAGAAAAATTGTTCACGTCTAGTAGATGACCGACGTGGTCCTTCCAGCGGGGACGCGCCTCTACAAGGGGTTTGGTAACCGCACGACAGGGTGTCATTCCCTGCTCAAAGACACGCGTACATTTTTCGTGACCCAGAGCGCCAGGTTGGCGCGCTCGTATTCAAACACAAAAACGGCGTGCCCCTTTATCGCAAAGAAATCACTCCGTCTTTTTTTGTTGACACACCCGAACGTCAAACGCATTTTTCCAAAATTGTCCATGAAGACAATCCTCGGACTTCGGTTTGCGCTCGGCACAAACGTCACACGGGGTCAGCAGACGAAGGTGTACCAGAACATCACTGGACGCAAGGCGCCGCGGCGGTTCCTCGCACGTCCACAGAATCGCGGCGAACGATTGTCACTCACCAATGTCAATGTAGATGTCTTTGGACGCCTGAGCACAGAGTACCTCACAAAGAATGGCTACGACGGGTTTTACGCCCCACCGAAGCGGACTGGGTTTCACGGCGGGCTCTTCCCAGCCGAAATTATGCTATGTAACGCTGGTCGGACGTTGGTTCGCCCCGGCGTCGAACGCGCGCCGGTCCTGTCCCGTGTTTCCGTCGTCAGAGAACTTCCGCAGCTGTTCATTAAGTACTGTCGCAGAAATCGCGCCCTCATACGTGTTTACAGAAATCTGTTTGTTCCCGAACTCGGGGGTGGTATGGGTGTCAAATTGTACCTCGAGGCTAGAGGAAAGCCGGCACCCAAAAAGGTGACTGACACGAAAGACTTTGACTTTACTTTTGCCGTGCCAAAACGCCTGTCTCAACGAGAGGCGAAGCGTCGTGCGATGCTGATGAAGTCAATCATGTACAGACACGTCACGGGGTTCATCTCATGGCTCAACCGAACGTACACCCGCACAAACGCACGAATCATCGTGAGCGATTTTGTACCGGACATAAAAGTCCTTCCGGCGACTGGCAAAACAATATACCAAGTAACACAATTCCGCATTCAATTTCCTGGAGGTCAACCCATGGATTTCGTCGATTCGACGCTCGCCTACGTCCCTGGGTCAAGTCACGACGACATTCACCCCGTGTATTCACGAATGTACGGTCTGCCTATTGAGCGTCTCAAAAAACTGTACGACGCGGTGCTCGTCGTACTCGCCGGTTCGTTCCTGTATCCTGGTGTCAAACCACGTAACCCACTCACGGGAAATAACCCTGAAAAGGGCCAAAAGGATGTTTCACGCCTCGGGGCGCTTCAAAACCTCGCCCCGAAAAACGTGAGTCTCGTACGAAATTTGATTCGGCGTATCAAAAAACGTGACGTGAGCGGGGCAAAACGGAATGCAGCAATGCTAATTAAAAATATCAATAGATCTTAGAGTATGAACAAGCCATGTGTGCAGACGCGTGTCATCATTCGACGCGTGAGTCGCCACCCGATTGTTAAACAGACGATCCGAACAGGATCGAGGATTCATAAGCATGTGGTACGGAGTGCAACACTCAGTCTCGTACCGGATGCTGTGAATGATATCGCATTCCATCACGCTCAACTGAACGTGACGGAGGTTGTGCATGTGTTCCAGGACACTCTCGCAATTTCAACGATGAATATGGTTCTGGCGACAATGATGCTCGTCATGTCGAAACTTGTTTGAATTTTTATTCTGTTTCAATACTAATGAGCGCAAACTGTGCAGACCGTGAGGTGTACACAGTTCGTGTCGATTCTGTCGGTGTTTCTGGGAATTACTCTACATTCCAGGCATTTCTAGATGTTCCTCTTCGCAATGTCGTCAAAGCGGAACTTCTCATGGCAAGCATTCATCAGCAATACAGTAATGCAATATGTCATGTATATGTTGAAGAACTCATCTCAAAGTTTATTACTCGTGCAGGTCCAAATTACACAGTTGGTCTCGGTGGAACGACTTCAAATGTAGGTGTTGCGACGCAAATTGCAAACAAAGGACTGGTCGATCGGGCGTTTGTAACAATACCGACGTCTAATATAGCATCTGCAGGTTCTGATTATCGCGTTCTTTGGACTTCAGTGAAGGATTTCCCAACAGACATTGAATATATCAATCCTATTCGTCAACTCAAGACGCTTACATTTACATTTTTGGATGGTGCAACAGGTCTTCAGCAAACCATGGACCAATCGGTCTATTTCGTTTTCCGGTTCGAATGCGCTAAAGACAATGTCTGCTTATACTAATAAAGAATATGCGCGTTGACATTCCAGAATGGAAGTCGTCCGCCTTCAGCCCACAGCCATCCTGCCCTCACGCGGGTCAGCAGATGCAGCCGGTTTCGACCTCTACAGTGTCGACCACTACGTTGTGTTCCCGGGTCAGCGCGTGGTTGTTTCCACCGGAATCGGTCTTCAGAAGCTCCCATGCGGAACCTACGGTCGCATTGCACCTCGCTCTGGACTGGCAGTGAAGCACGGGCTGGACACCCTGGCGGGAGTCGTCGACCCCGATTACCGTGGCGAGATTAAGGTGGTACTCATCAACACCGACATGCGTGTACCATTCGTCATCAAGCCTGGATACCGCATCGCACAACTGATTCTGGAGAAATATGAGGTGGCTGATGTCGTCGAGGTGGCTGAAGCGACGATGGACACGTCACGTGGTGATGCTGGTTTCGGGTCAACTGGTGTTGCATTCAAGGTGACGGGTGTATAAAAATCTGGGGGAAACCCCTTTGTATCTTAAGTTCTGCTAGCGTAAGCTGCATGGGTTCGAACCCCATGTAATACATCCACTCATCAGTGGCCGAGTTGGTCCAAGGCGCCAGACTTAAGTTCACTTGGAGAGAGATCTGGTGGTGGTAACACCGCGTGGGTTCGAACCCCACCTGATGAAGTTAAAAAAACAGTTCGAATTTAAAACATGCAGTCTTGGCTGTTCGTCGGGCCGACCCTGCTCGCAGGGATTGGTCAGGTGACTCGCCAGTATGCCGAGCGGATAAAGAGCCTTGGTCACGAAGCGGACTATGTTCCATTTGGTGACCCAGTTCCAAATAAAAAGTACGACGTCGGGTTTGTGTTCGTGCTTCCAATCGAACATCACATGAACATCGTCGATCAGATGTTAGCTCAGTGTGCTGATAAAAAATACATGACAATTTGCGAAACCGAAACGGTCCACCCGGTGTATGAGCTTCTCCTTCAGCGGTACCATACGCTGTGGACTCCCAGTCAATTTTGCCTGGACATCTTTGCCAAACAATTTCCAACGGGTGATTGGCGACTTTTGCCGCTGTGGACGCCGACGCCTCTTCGCGCACCAGTTGAAGCGACCAAATACACATTCTACACAATCGGCAACATGGTGGATCCACGCAAGAATATCAAAATGCTCATCGAGGCATTCGTTCGTCTACAATTTCCAGACGCACGCCTTTTGCTCAAAGCGACATGTAAGGTGCCTGTGACGTGGAAAATTCCAAACGTCGTCGTCATCAATGGACTCCTGAGCGACGAGGATCTCGAGACGCAGATTCACAGACAGGGACACTGTTACGTCAACTGTTCTCATTCCGAGGGGGTTGGAATGGGAGCAGTCGAGGCGGCTTTGCGAGGTAAACCAGTTATCATCACAGACTTTGGCGGTCTCAAGGAGTATGTCCCAGACACGCCGTTCATCGTCAAATGTTCGCGGGCTGAAATTCAACAGGATGATTTTTTGTTTCAGAAAGGGATGGTGTGGGGCCAGCCGTCGCTCGAGGATCTGATGTCGCATATGCGCACGTGTTATGAGAGTCGGATTTCAGAGTGGGACCACCCGGGGACGAAGAAGCTCATCTCGTCAGTTTTCGAAGAACTTCAACAGTAAGATTACCATACTGTTCTTCATACTTGCATAAAATACGATAGTTCGCAGACGCTCCGGGTGAGTACTGAGCATCCTGCCTGGCGTTGGCGATGATCGACGAAAGGGTCCTCGACGGGTTACTCGTGTACCCATTTGCGTCGAGGGCTTTGATGAGCTCGTCCATTTTCTAATCAGTGTCAACCGACTTTAGCTTCGGTGAAGCGGGCTTCATGAAATCATCCGACATGAGTTCCTCACGGTGACCACGTGACTCACCGTCACCATAGTGAACCATGTAGTATGACGCAGCGTACATGACAATTGCAAAAAGGACTGCGTTAAATCCGAGGAACGCCTGCTGAGCCTTTAGATACGAGACGAAGTCATCAAACGCCTTGAACCCAGTGGGAGTACTGAAGAGACGAGGAAGTGCGAAAATCAACGTGAGATTGATTACAAGTGCAACAAGTATGGGTTTCAGTTCAACCTCAGCCATCTCCTATACCATAGTGCTATGTTTTTTGCAAAAGCACCCGCCTGCCACCACCCTGAAAGTACACTGCCGTCCCTCGAGAGTCCGTGCTGTGCACGTCGGTCCCTTTGCTGCCACCGGTCCCGCCGCCTTCTTCTTAGCTACTGCCGCTGTCACCAAACCCACAGACGCGGGAGGTGTATAGTCTGGGAGAAAGACCGTGCGACTCCGAGCAGCCTTGAGGTCGAGTGTGTGCTGGCGGAAGCGGAGAGCGGAAGCCTCAAACTTGTTCATTGTTGTTTTGGATGTCTGAACCATCCACGAGTAAAGTCAGGCGAGCTCATCACATGTTTTTTCTTTCAATGGGGACACTCAAAAAACATGTGATGACCAGGTAAGGTATAAAAAAGTCGTATACTTTATAAAATAATGGCTGAAGGACTCATCGAACGCCTGACTAACATAGTCTTTGAGGTGGACCGTAACAACTTATATATCCCACCGGCCGTCGCAGCTCTCCTTCGTATCCATGGTTTCGTGCCACATCGCTCGTACACGCGTCCGCCCCGCCCGCCGCGTCCGCCCCCGCCTGTACGACCCCCGTGCCCTGGGGTGACACACGCCGGTACACCATGTAAAAACAAATGTGCCATTGGTTGCACGACGTGTCGTATTCATGCAGCGAATCCGACTCCACGGGCCCCACGAGCAGTTCCTGTGGGAACTGAACGGTGTCCGGAGATGGTGAAAGGTGGAACACAGTGTAAATGCTCAAAGTACAAGAATTATCCAATGTGTTGGAGACATGCGAAAAAGGAGAACCTCCTTCCTCCGTCACCCGATGTACCGACGGAGTGTGCTGTATGCTACTGCGACCTTACGCGGGAAACAACCACAAAAACTGCATGTGGACATCACTTTCATATCGGCTGCTTCGAGTCGTGGAGACAGAGTCGAACGGCTTCGTTTCAGGCGGTGACGTGTCCTATGTGCCGACACGCGAACCCGAGACCAAAGCCACTCGTCAGACGTGTTTTGGGTACTGTACATCAAAATTGATGAGCAGGTTTGAATTGTCATTAAGCCCCTTGCCTTGTATAACATAGTCTTTTCGAGGATCCAGGATACCAAACTCTTTGAGTGTATTGAATTGAACTGGACCACTAAAATGAGGTACTATCACGTCGAGCCCTTCGACGGATTCCTGAAACGTGACGGTCATGACGTAGCGCAGATCTTCGCCGCGACGTTCAAACTTGGGATGGGGCTTTACATTGAATGTAATAATGAGATCACCCGTTTTTTCACGATTCGACCGCGATTGTTCCCCGAGTCCCTTGAGTCTGTGTTGCGTCCCTGAATGTATCCCTTTTTCGATGTGTAAATTGATCATGACCGTATCCACGTGTGATTTTTTGTGATTACATCCAGGACACCCCTTTCGTACGACCCCCGCCGTCTGACAATGGCCGCACGGCTGGGCAAACATCTGACCCATCATACCCATCATTTCCTGAACCATCATTCCCCGTCCTTGGCAGCGAGGACACGTCATGGCACATGCCTGACAATGCTTAATCACAGGAACCTTGATCGTTTTGTCAGCACCGGTGTAAACTTGTTCGAGTGTAAGGTCGATTGTGTGATGCCGCTCACGAGTTTTTTGCTGTGGGGCACCCATTCCACCAAACATGTGTTGAAAAATCTCTGAAATGTCGGGACCCTGAGCTTGTGACTGCTGCTGAGGATCATCAGTTCCAAACTGGTCGTAGCGTGCACGTCGTTCCGGATCATTCAACACTTCATACGCCTGACCAATCTCCTTGAACTTTTCAGCGTCACCTCCCTTGTCGGGGTGATTGACTCGTGCCAGATTTCTGTACGCCTTTCGAATCTCATCCGCAGAGGCGTCCTGATTAACACCGAGTGTTTCATAGTGACCCATACTGATAAAGAGCAGGGTAAACTTTAACTGGTCTAAAACCGCAGTGCCCCGAAAGTACAATACAACATGAACGAGATTGAAGAAACCATCTTGACTGTTTTTGAACGTCGTATTCGCGATGGGCTCGAGTTTTACCTTGTTGTCAACACGGATCGTACGTACTGGGAACAAAATAACAAGTTTCGGTACAAGAACGTCCGGGAAGTGAATCAAGTGCTCAAAGAGGTGTTTGATTCTATGCATGAGATTTACCCGTCACTCCAACACGTATTCAACGAAAACCTCACTCTCCTACAGCAGTGTACATGGGTCGGAATGAACGTGCCTTGGCCGGTTGATCCAGATGACCACATCCAGCGGGTCATCGATAACGTCATGGAGGTGTTTAACATCACAGTGTATGCAAATCTCCGTTATGAAATTCTCAATCTAGATTATGAAGCCCATTCCAAGCTGTGAAAAGTGTGTCTTTTATAAACCAGGCCCTTATGTGCGAACAGGGATGTGTACACGATACGTGGCATACAGAGGACGTGGCAAGATGGTTTACGAGTTTTCAGACACGGTCCGTCTCGACAAGTCCAAATGTGGCCCAGAAGGAAAGATGTTCCTTTCGGACCATAGAGAGCACAAGAAAAGTGCCCTTTGGTCACTTTTGAATGATGAGGAATAAAATATTTCAATTGAACATATGGGTCACCTGATAAAGGGTCAGCGGCCACGTGAATACCTGCCCCGTACAACCCGACGAGTATCAGGACTCTCTCCTGTTAGAGAGTCTAGTGAAAACGCACTGAAACGTTGGAACAAACTGCGTCAGTATATAAAGAGCACTATGAAACTCGAACGTAACATCCGCACGAAGGGTTCTGTGACCCGCGGTCGCTTCAAGATGTCCAACGCTTCACCTTCCCCAAAAAAAAAGAACAAATCACCGGAAGTTTACAAGAGAGGCCGATTCAAATTATATTCCTCCTAAAAAGAGTACAAACGCAAAATTTCTTTGATAATCTCGTGACGTTTAATATCATCTTCACTGAATTGCACGTGCTCGAGTCCAACAATAGGGTAGTCCTGTAGGCGTGTCAATAAATCAGCAAGTCCATTATTCTCAAACCCACGATCATGCTGACCCGTGTCACCAGTGATGATGAGTTTGGAATCCTTTCCGAGGCGGGTCATGACCATACGCATCTGATTCGGCGTCGAGTTTTGCATCTCGTCGGCGATGATCCAGGCGTTATCAAACGTTCGACCGCGCATGTACGCGAGAGGACACACTTCAAACTTTGTCTTCGGTGACATTGCATCCTTCATTGGACGAACCCATGGCTCCATCTTTTTGTCCAGCGTACCTGGAAGAAAACCGTGCTGTTCGTCCACGGAGACGGCCGGTCGAGTCAAAATGACATGACGAGCGTGCTTCGATGCGGCATGACATGCCATCATCGTCTTTCCTGTACCGGCTGGACCACTTGCAATGACGATTGGGATGCGTGGGTTTTCGAGCAGGACTTGGTACAGACGGTGCGCCATACATTGAATACGCCACTTTCTTTTATCAGTCCATCGGACATTCTTGTCCGCCACCGATGGATGATCATCGGACACTCGTGTCCGATGGAATTTAGAACCTGTTTACCACTTGCCACTCTGCAATCGTTCCATCGAGCGTCGTCAGAATGATGTGACCAGCCTCTTCTGGGTCGAAATGTTCTGCACAACAGAAAATGTCGAGGTATACTGTGTTATTCTCAGGGTATGTGTGCACCGAAAAATGAGACTCGGACAGCACGAGCACACCAGTGACACCGAACGGCTCAAATTGGTGGAATGCCCTGCTGACGACGGTCAACTTACACTTGTCTGCAATCTCCTCCATCAGAGGCTCAATCTCATCAATGTACTTGAAGTGAACACCCGAGACACGTCCGATGAGATGCTTCATTCTTAATTTAAAAATGTCAGGTTTTTTTATACCATGTCTTTCACTGTGATCGATGGTGAGCTTGCAGTCCTTCGCGATGGTGAAATAGAGTACGTTTTCGAACGCGACTCGTTCAGCAGGGCTGCGTACAACTACATGATTCGGTGGATTCAGGACAAAAAGTCTCCAGAGGATGACCCTGGCATGATGTGGTTCGAGGCTGAAAAGGCATGGGATTCACTCAGTCCTGAGATACAGGGTACACTCGTATCCATCTCGAATAAAGAGAAGCAGCAGGCAAGTGACATTCGTGATGGGCTGCTTGCAACCCTTCACGGATACCAGGGACTTAAAACCATCAAAGACGCCTACGCTGAATGTATTAGTGGGTGTTTCAGTCAATGGTGACCTCACACTCTTCGACAAGAAGAGGCTCGACCAATATTTCATCAATCTCAACCTCACAGATGCCTTTTTGACGCATGGCGATTACGCGGTCCCAAAAAGCCTTCATAACTGGAAGGTAATGTGCAAACCACTCACGATCGCGTGGAACTTCGACGACGACAAATTCCTCTGGAGGGCCCTCTTTGTACTGGACGAAATCACACACCTCGAGGTCCATAATTTCCAAGAGGAGCTGAATCTGAGGTAGGTAATACCCCGGAACTTCGGGTTTGATTTTACGACTCAAAGGACACTTGATTTCAAGGAGACGACCAGACTCTGTGATGCCGTCGGGACTTCCACCGAGAAATTTGTGTACCGGATGTTGCACGAGACCAATCTCATGTGAAATCTGTCCATGACGCATATCATACAAATCACGGACCATGGGCTCAAGACGCGTTCCGTGTGCCGTCGCTTCGTTTCCAGCCCACGGACGCGCCGCGCCGCACTTTTTCGCCAAGAGACCTTCGGGTTTTTCGTACGGATTGAGACCGATGGCCGTCGCCGCATCGCTCGCAGTCAGCAGATTCCCACGGAGGTTTAGCCACTCCTGACTGCGCTGGTCTGCATATGTTTGTTCGATAAGTTCTTTTGCACGCGGGTGCATCTTTCAATTAGAAAGCATAGACTGTTTAACTAAGTGTAAACTTCTTCTCGAGGTTGAGCATCCGGGTCGCACGAGCCTTTGCAGCGCGTAGGCGGTCGCACTCTTCGGCTGCCTCCTCCATCTCGAGCTCAATGCGCAGAGGCGCGATGAGCTGACGGATCTCGTCGGCATGCGTCTTGGCTGGCTTGACCTTGGGCGGGTTCTTCTTGTACTCGGTCCAAGCCTTCTTGCACATCTTGTACACCTCGAGAGCAATTGCGAGACCCTCCTTGGCATGCTCGAGGTCACCCTCAAACTCAGCCATAGATGCGTCATGGGCGGCTTGCTTTTCCTCGTCGGTCCAACGATCATATTCAGACATTGCGGAACCAATGTGCTCATCGCACGCCTGGTGCAGACCGGCTGCAGTCCCTGGACACTCGTCACGTACCATATCAAGCTCACTGTGCGCATCACCCTCGAAGTAATCGAGGACCGCCTGGCGAGCCGATGGCCACGGAGGGTAATCCTCATAGTCGCTCTTGCGAGCGCGCCACTTGCATCCGTCTGCACAGTACACGTAACCGTTGGCGTCAAGTGCGAAGCAAATGCCCCACCCCATCTCTACTTCTTGAAACGATCCGTCGTCTTAAGTGCAATTTGTGCCGCAAATTGTTCCGCCTGCTTCTTCGTACTCGCAAATCCAGAACCGTATGATATACCATCCACAACAACCTCGATATGAAACGTGCCGTTGTATTGACCGCGAACCTGATACTCCGGCAACGGCACTTTGTTCGCTTGACACCACCGCATGAGTTGGTCCTTGTAATTGTCATCCGTGAGGTTCATGTCGACGTGCTCAAATGCAGCAAACACAAACGACTTGGCGTGAATCATTCCAATGTCCAGATAGATGGCACCGACAAGCGCCTCGAAAACATCCTCGAGGATATTCTCGTTGGTGTTCCAACCGTTACGCATGCCCTTGTCATCCATGAGAACCCATTTATCGAGTCCGAGTCGTTTTGAAATTTCACACAGCGTTTTACCTCTCACGAGTTTCGTACGCGCCTTGGTCAAGAACCCCTCCTGCTCCGCTGGAAACTTTTCAAAGAGAAATCGTGTGATAATAAATCCAAGAACGGAATCACCCATAAATTCCAGCGTCTCGTACGAGCCTTCTAGACCCTTGTACTTTTTGAGAGCTGATTTATGCGTGAAAGATCTGCGATACAATTTGATATCATTAATTTTCGTCCCTACGAGGCGTTCAAGCGCCACGCGGTCGATGTTTGGGGCATCGACGAGCTCTGGCGCTTCAACGGTTTCCATTTTATATTATGTGAGCTTTTTGTTTTTAAGTCCAACAGGACTCCTGTTGTCCCCGGGGAGAACAGGGTTCAGGACTTGACACCAATCTGGGGGTGGCCCTGGAACGCCGGGATGTACCCTGGACCTGTTCCAGACAGTTCTACAGTTCTGGCTTCTGGTTTTTTGACAACCTGAAAGACGAAGAAGAGCGCGACGAGAATCAGAAACAGAATCAACAGTTTATTCATATTACATTAGACTGTGGAAAAAATCCAGCAGACAACACCCTTTGTTTCAGGCCTTCTTCACCGTCGGACGCTTCGCCGCAGCCGGCTTTGGCGTCTCAGCCTCGACAGCAGTCACGGGAGCCTTCTCCTTGACGGGCTTCTCCGCCTTGATGTAGTGCTTGTTGATGTACTTCTGGATGTTCAGGAACGTCACCTGTACGTCAGCTGGGGGGTCCAGGATCGCCTTCAGAGGCGCATCCATGTTGATGTTCTGACCCTGCTTCAGGCCCTTCTCCGTCACATACTCATTCACCTTCTTCGTCACCTGGGAGCGGGAAATCTGCTCACCGGCAGCCAGCTTCAGAAACTTACGCAGCTCCTCGGAAATGTCCAGAGGCTTGTTGAAGCCGTTGGTGGTGGAACGAGCCTTGGCCTTCTCGCCCTGTGGGTCCTCGATCAGGTTCTTCACCTTGCGAAGGTCCTTACGCAGGAGCTTGATCTCATCGAAGATGGTCTGCAGAGTGATGGTAGTGTCAGCCATTGATACTTGTTGAGCTCTTCACGTCTTTAACTAGCTTAGCGGTCTGGGTACTAAACACGAGCAGAAGAAGGACGAGCATCGGCCATGTCAACATGGGTCCAAGGACCATGAACATGACGAGGTGCCACACCATGAAACCACCGTACACCGGCGTGTCTTTCATAAACTTCCACGACGTCATGTAGTCAACCTTTGGTAGGGACTCCATATCTACTGTTTCGTGACATTTTTTTGGCAGCCAATGCGATTAACACAGCCATTATAATAGTCCCCAGAACGATCAGAAGAATTATTGCCCAGATTGGAAACCCCGTCGTTCCATCACCGCCCGTCGTTCCATCACCGCCCGTCGTTTCTGTTGAAGGCGACCCGCAACACCCTGGATCACACGGAAACTGTGCGTCGCCTTCTTGGAATGCACATATCATGTTCGGACCCGATTCCGTACCTGTTGCGGGTGTTATACCAGGTGTCAATTGTGTCTGATATGTACAACTCTTCCCAGTGTACTGTGGGCCACAATACGTTGGTCCTGTGGTCACATATGTGTTGCCTGTTCCACATAGACCGTTCGTCTGAATCGTATATCCAGTAGGGCACGTTTTTTTGACGATGGTTGAACTCGTCGACGTGGCACAGTTGGACGAATCCCCTGGAATGGGAAAGTATCCAGATGGACAAACTCCAAGACTCATTTCTACTTAGAGCTTAGGTTTGTTTTTTGAGTACCATGGAGTACGGAACTCCCGTAAAGATTCCAGACGGCCGTTACTTTCTGAAGGTTTCAGCAAAGGGTGACGCCCGTGTGTTCCATCAGGTGAACAACGTGCAGGTTGACGGGACGCTGACCAAGGACACGCGTCAAGTGAGTCTCAAAGTTCCCTCAAAAACTTTGTTCGAGTCTATTGATAACGAGCTTCTGAGTCAGGCGGAGGTGAGTAAGCTCGAGTGGTTCGGCAAGGATGTTTCGGCCGAGACTATTCGTTCCGCGTACCAGGCCAGCCTGTCTGCCGATGGCGAACTCTCAGCCACACTGGCTTCCGTCAAGGGAAATGTGGTGACGACATTCTTCGACGCTCAGAAGAATTCCATTGAGGAGATTTCAGGAGCGTGTGATTTTCTGTTTGAGCTGGCTGGTCTCTGGTTCCTCAAGCGCTCATTCGGTCCCATTTGGCGCGTCGTCCAGGTTCGTCAGCGCCAGGTACCAAAGCCAAAGACTAAGGGATACCCAGTCGAGTTCCAATTTGCAGACGAGCCAGAGCCAGATGCTGAGGAGGACGACCCGGCCGATTACCTGGACTGAAAAAAAAAGTCGTGTACTATTATAACATGGACGGCAAAGGTCTGGCGATTCTGATTCTTCTGTTCCTGATTGCCATGATGGTATTTTATCCCCAGCGTAGCGGCTATATCCCAACAGGCGAAGACCCAGTCGGTGCCTCGCCAACTGACTCAAAACCAGCAAGCGATGGTCCCCGCATCATGCAGGGCGGTGGCCACATCTCTGCTCCAGGTGGCACATTCTCATCTGTTGATGAGCCAGCCCCGTTCGAAATGGACGGCTCCGGTGTGCGCACGGTCGACATGCCAGTGTACGACAACACCAACGTAGGTCTGATTCCCAAGGAGGTTGTGACGACCGAGGATTTCGGCCAGTTTTCTCCAGACGCCATTCTGTCTGGCCAGAATTTCCTGGATCCACGTGCCCAGATTGGTTTCCCCGAGACGATCGGCGGCAACCTGCGTAACGCCAACCGCGACTTCCGCTCCGAGCCACCCAACCCCCGTGACGCTGTGAGCATCTTTAACCTGTCCACCATTCCTCCGGATACGATGCGCCCCAAGTTTGAGATTGAGAACAGCTACGAGAAGTAGACACCAAGTCGACTTGGAATCAAGTCAATTTGACACTTAAAAATAAACAGCTTTAACTAACAAATGGACGACTTTAAGGCCGTCATGACCGAATGGCTCTCCCTGAAGCACCAGCTTGCTGCTGCGAGGAAAGACATGGCTGTACTGAATAAGCGTGAGAAGGAGCTCCGGGCACAGGTCCAGGGCCACATGAAGGAAATCAAACAAACCCAGGACGTTGACACGGTCAAGGTGAATCAGGAGAAGGTTTCTCTGCATACGAAGGAGTCCCGTGGCAGCATCACGAAGAATGTCATTCTGGCGGGTCTGCGTGCCTATTTTGGAGGTGACGATACTAAGGTTGAGCAGGTGTACCAGATTATAGTCGACCACGCCCCTGTCAAGGAGCGTAACACAATCACCGTCAAGAAAACCGCTTAATCAGGCGTCACACGTGACACCGCCGCGCAGCGGCAAACAACATCTAAGGAGACGAACCGTAAGAAAAACAAGTAGAAACCAACAATGGGTATCAACAACGAGTACCGTGACGACGCTCTCGTCAATGGCGACGACTTTGATGAGGCATACGACGAGCAGGAGGACCACGATCTCCTTCTCAGTCCGACGGATTGGCACGACTGGCACTCTGAGGATGTCCTCAACATGTGGATGTCCCTTCGTCAGTACCTTGAGGACAACCATCTCAACAGCACGTTGATGAAAGATGCGTCCTTCCACGACTTTGCCGAGTTTGTCCGACAATTTTCTCGGTAGATAGTATCTGCCCACATGGATATTACCGGCCCCAAGATTCTGACCCCAGCCATCCTGTTCGCCCTACTCAGCCCGGGCCTGCTCCTGCGCGTGGGCCCCAGCCCAGTCCTGGTGCACGCCCTGGTTCTGTCCCTGGTGTATTACCTTATTGCCAGATTTGTGCTCAAGGTGTCTCTGCGCCCAGCTGACTTGATCGTGCCCGCCATCCTGTTCGTACTGCTGACCCCAGGCGTCCTTCTGACGATCCCCCCAGCAGGCAAGGGTGTATTTATGTCTGGCCAGTCTTCCCTTCTGGCGGTGGGCGTGCACACACTGGTGTTCGCCCTGGTGTTCTCCTTCCTGCGTAAGAATTTCGCAGCTTACTATTAAATGAATGGTCAGAAGTACGTCGGTCTTCTTATGAACTCCCGTACTCAGGCGCACGCTTTCCACTTGACGACAAACTCCTTTGCACAGCACAAGGCGCTCCAGGCGTACTATGAAGGTATAGTCCCTTTGTTTGACAGTTACGCCGAGGCATACATGGGTAAGTATGGCCGTTTTCGCCGCATTGTTGTCGGTCGTCGCACGATTGCCCGCAACCCCAAATTGTATTTTCGTTCACTTCTGACACAGCTTCGCCGCATGCGCCTTCCACGAGACTCGTATCTCAAGAACATCCAGGATGAGATTACAGCACTGGTACGTTCCACTCTTTATATGCTGAGCCTAAAGTGAACCGGCACTGACACAATAATGAAACATCTGGCGATTGGCCCCGGTGCGATGACATATTTTGCATTCCTTGGCGCGATGGGCGCCCTTCGAGATTGTCACGAACTTGACAATCTCGAAGACATTTCAGGTGCGAGTGCCGGTGGGCTCCTCGCCTTTTTTTACGTCGTCGCCGAAGGCAACATCAAAACCATACTGGATTACTCGTTGGACATTCCGATAAAGGAAATCATGAAACCCAACATCCGTCAGTTTTTGAAGCATTTCGGACTCGTCAGTCAAAAGAAGATTCGAACAGTAATCGTCGACATCATTCGTGTCTTTTTCAGTAAAGAAGATCTGACGTTTCGGGAATTACAAGATCTTCGCCCGACAATGCCAAAGGTACACATAAGTGCATACTGTGTCAATCTGGCACGTACAGAATACTTTTCGTGTAAGTCGACTCCGAATATGTCCGTGGTGGATGCGTTGTGTATGACCATCGCAGTACCGTTTCTGTTTGCATCTGTGGAATATCAGGGACGCCGGTACATTGACGGCGGGACGATGGAGGAAACACCAGGTGGAATTTTTGTGGGAAAGGCGGACGTAAAGACGTTGAGATCGGTGTGGGCAAAGGAGTCTGTCGAATATGACACACGCAACCTCAAGTCGTACATCACGAGCATACTGAACACAACGATGTGTCTGAGACCGAGGTACACATACCCCACGGTCGACGTCGATATGTCCAACTTTGAATTGTTTGATTTTGGGGTTTCTACAGAGACGAAACTGAAGCTGTTTTCGTTTGGGTACCACTCCACGCACTCACGTGCCTCGAAATCATGTACGATTTGCCATCTAGGGGAGGGTTCGCCGCTGCAAGAACCTCACACAGATCAATCACGTCACACGGGGCAATGTGCTGCTGAGAATAGTCCCGATCATCCCGAACAAACCGAACAAAATCCTCGAGCCGAGCCGAAAACTTTGCCGGTGTCCACCCATTCATCGTCATCCACGACTCGTACTGTTTGAAAAAGTCTGGGCATCGTGTCGTGAGCACGTGCTGCGTACACACCTTGGCGATCTTCGACCACCCGGGAATCGTAGAACAGTCCGGGAACGCTCGGAGAGGTTTCGGAAACAGACCCGTATTGAAGTGCGTGTCCGTCACCTGCAGAATTTCCAATTCATTATCCATCGAGTGTGCGAGCCAGTTGCCATCCCCTTGCTCCCACACACAGTGCATAAACTCACAGATGGCGTCACGGAACGGAAGAACAACCGCCTCTTGCCCGTGGATGATCGTCCGACCGAGCTTTAATTGAACGCGATCATTCTCAGCGATGAGTGGGTCATCGAGTGCCTCTTTGATGAAAATGGTTCGCAGTTCTCCGTGCGTCACAGACCGATTCTTGCGGTACTCTGGGGTTTGATGACGTCCGTGTGATACCCATGTCTTCTTCTCAGTAACATTCACGGGTGTGAAGCTGATCGAATGTATAATTTTTTGAGCGGTCGACTCGAAATCACCAACGACGTACTTCATACTTACAGGACAGTGCGCCCATTTTTTTAAGACAAGGTGCACTCCGTGCACCTTGTTCGACAGGCGAGAGGACTCAGTGGAAAGGAATTTTTATCTAGTGAAAAAGTAATGCCAACCATCCTTCGTCGCGCGTACACGTTCCGCCGCAAGCCAAAGACAATCCGTGTCCCAGCCAGCGCGAATCACCGCGCTTACACGCGTCACATTTCAGGTGGCACAGTTCGCGTCAAGTCTGCTCGCGTCGTTAACCGCGGTCTTCCAGGCAAGGGTCCGTATACACTTCCACCCCTGTCACCAGGTAAGCTGTATGGGTACACTGTATCTGCCAATGTACCGAACCGTTACAAGTCGCTGACATTTGCCATGAAGAGCAACTCACCACTGGCAGTGTTCCGTCGCCTCCAGATTCTGGCGCGTTACCTCAAGCGTACGTCCCCGACGGCACACAACACGGTGCTCAAAAATGCCGCATGGGTCCGTACCAAGTTCTGAATGTTTTTTCTCACCCTTTAACAAATGAAGCGCTCTGTTATCATTCTTATTCTGCTTATGCTCCTCACCGTCCTCGCGATCAGCCGCGCCGGCGTTCGACGTGTCCCAGGTCAGACGACCCAAGCTGAACAGCGTCGTATCAAGGGTATGTCAGTTATAGTCGAGGATCTCTAAAACTGTATGAATAATTTGAAAACCAATTGGGACAATATAATGAACGACCCTGCATTTCGTCGAAATTTTACAGGTTGTCTGGGTGACTATGACATAACAAAGTGTCGCCGAATTATTCACCCAAAAGGGACGCTGTATACTCCCATTTCAGATGAAGAAGGTCATTTTATGGCTTATGAATTCATTGGGTCAAAAATCATACGTGTGTTTGACCCTGCACACCCCATGAGCCGGTACAGTGGTCATCTCGACCGTGATCTCATTTCAAAATTGTCAGGAAGACAAGTCGTTGTATGTCGCGATCATCCACAGAAACACGAAGAAGATACATTCTGTGCGACGTGGACGCTCGTGTGGCTTCGACCGGACCTACGACATCTAACGAAGAGTAACTAACGGCGAGCTGGGGCACGCGTGCCCCAGACCTTAGACCCTCTTCTTCCCAGCCAAAATAATCAACATCAGGCCAATAACGAGCGCAATCGTCGCACCCCATACAACCTTTTGATTCTCCTTTTCAAAAGGAACGGGCGGTGGTAAACTGACAGGACGTTCGACTTCATCCGGTACATGTACTGTATGAAGTCGAAGCGTGAATGAATTGACGTCAAGTCCGTGGAAATCCAGGGGTTTTCCGTTTCGGTCGAGCCAGCTGATTGTGAGTCTGTCAAGTGAATCGAGTCGTGATGGGAATGTCACATATACTGGGTAATCTGCCGCCTCTCTGAACGATTTTATTCCACCGGATGGAACATCCATTGGAATAATGGCAAATGAACGTGCCGATGTATTACTCGTCGTCGTGTATACACCCTGTGGATTTAGAACCAACTTCCGAGCATCAGTCGTGAACGGCGTCCGAAACTCTTCGATATCGAGCCAGATATAATCGTTCATTTCGAGACTCACGATGGTATTCGATACGATGTATGCATTTGCTGTTGGGTAAATCCCTTGGTAAACGGCATTGCTTGCAATTGGACTCGACAGTGTTGTTCCAAGCGGCAGACCGAGAATTTCTGCAATTTCCTGAGTCAAGGTCGTCACCGATGTCAAGTTTCCAGTGAAGAGAAACTTCCCTTCAGCTTCCAGGTAACTCAGTGCGACGTTCGATACTTGATCACTATTATTGAACGTGTCGACGAGTGAACACGTCGAGTAAAAACCAGGGTTCAAAGCCACGTTGGATGAATCAAATGTGAGTACATTCGAACTCGTCATGAGGTTATACATTGTGTTTGGGATTTTGGCCGAAATCAGATCAACCTGACTTATATTATGGACGGGCGACTGAAGAAACAGAGTGTACGAGTTCCCTGATGGATACAATGTCACGTCTCTCTGTCTCGAATCGACGTACAACGTCGTCTCCATCTACCTAAAACCAACATTAAAAGAAATATTAGAAATGGTGCAGTATTGGCTCGACCGCGCTCGTATCAAGGATGGTCCTACTGACGTCACGGTAGTGCCTGTGAGTTTTGTGACGACGGAGCTTGCAGACCAGCTCAATCGTATCGTGGCACCTGAAGATGAGATTGTGGATGGCGAAGAGGCTGCAAAGAACGATTGGGTTTTTGAACTCAAGCCTGGTGACGTTTTTCCAGTACAGATCATCGCGTCGATCCAGGAGACGCTCAATGCGTCCAAGTTTGACGCTATGATGTTTCCAGTTGTGTACCGCGGAAGTCCAGTATTCGAGAAGCGCTTCTACAAGCGTTCGGGCTCAGAGAATGTCCAGCAGGCAAACATGCCTATTTTTAACCTAAACCCTCCCCCCGCAGAGTCTTCAGTATGAAGGAACATGTACGGTCAGTCGCGATACGGGTATGGCATTCCCTCGGACCTGGGTTTTCGGAGCGCGTATACCACAACGCCATGGAGGTTGGGCTTCGAAAGTTGAGTATCCCGTATCAAACGGAGCGAATCGTTCCAATCATGTTTGATGAGCATGCAATTGGAAACATTCGTGCGGATCTCATCGTGGATTCTCGTATCATCGTTGAGTTGAAATCGGTGAAGGCTCTCAAGGATGAGCACCGTATCCAAACGCGTATGTACATGAGGCTGCTGGGTCTGTCTGAGGCTGTTCTGATTAATTTTCCAAATTCGGGAAGTGACCTCGAAGTGGAAGACCTTACATCCTCGAAAGGTAACGTGCTCGATTTATCGAGTACCCATCCATCACCAGACGTTTGAATTTCTTTTCGATGTTGGCTGTTGACTTTTTGACTGGACTCGCTTTTTTACGCGTAACATTTTTGGGTTTGTAGCCCAAGATCTCGACAACAAGTTTCATCATTTAAAAAGACCTGACATTTTAAACTCAAATGTTCACACCAGAGATGAAAAAGGCGGCTGCTACAGTGGTACGTGATTCTGATACGAAGATGTCGACGCGGGTTCTTTCTGCCCTGTACTATTTGACCATACGGGCTTGTGATATTATCGACTGGTGGTTCCCGGTGAAACCAGTAAAAAAATCTCAGTGAGGACTCAGCAAGTCGGGAACCACTGCCACCCAAGGTCAGCGGTAATTTTCTTCCATATAATG